CCGGTGTTGTCAAAGTAGATTTGAAGAAATGTTCTCCATCGAGCGTCGTGTTCATGGTAGACAACAAAGCAGGCTTATAATTTTGTTGAAGAATATAATAAGCAAAATAAGCAGATGTTGTCTTGCCCTTAGTTCCTGTAAAAGCGAGCAATTTGAGTTTGTCTTGTGGATTTCCATAAAATTCCATTGCAAGAAGGCTCATAGCTTGCTTGACATCATTGACTAGAATCACTGGTATAGCGACTTCAAAATCGATCTCACTGACATAGAATTGCAATCCCATTACAACAGCTTTTTCTAAAAATTCTTTTTTAAAATTATCACCCTTGACAAAGAAAAGAGTTGAAGCAGTCACATCGCGACTATCATAGCTGATCTTCTCAAATGTGATATCAGGAGCGTTATAATTGTATTCACCCTTATGAATGATTTCGCGGAAATTGTGATCATTTTTTAAAATATTTAATGCGTTTTCAAATGTTATCATATTTCTATTGTAATTTTAGTAAACCCTTCTCGAGCCTCGTTTTAAAGGCTTTTTTATTTTGCATCACCCGAAATTCACCCAAAAAGTTTTTTAATCTCTTCAAAATCTTGCTCTTTTTTCGCTTCCAGTTGGTGAGTATAAGTTTGCAAAGTGACAGTCAAATCTTTATGTCCAAGCAGCCTAGAGACTGCTAATAAATCTATATCTTGAGCAATAAGATAGCTAGCGTAGGTGTGGCGTAAGCTGTGGACGTGGATATTGGTACCCGTCAGCTCTTTGACTAGCTTATTAAGATTACTATGATTAACTCCTTTGGAAAATAGTCTATTATCCTTATTAGGGAACCAACCGCTTAATTTATACTTTTTTAGGACTAGGGATGTTTCTGGTGCTAACGGTATCTTGCGGACAGACTGCTGATTTTTGGTTGGTTTAAACCCTGTCTTAAAAAGAAAGTCCCAAGCCTTGTTGATGCTGATTAATTGTTTGTCAAAGTCAATGTCGTCCCAAGTTAAACCGAGGCATTCACCAAATCGCATACCGCTAACACCTAGCAAATAAATTATAACATAGTCTCGTTTATCTGGTCTAGCTTTCATCCGCTCTATCAAGTCAAGATACTTGTCTAATTCTAAAAAATTATCTTCTATTTTTCTGCTTGGTTTGCTAGATGTAACCTTTGTCAAATCTGTAAAATTTTTGTTTACATACCCATCTACTGCCGCTTGCTTAGCAGCTCGTCTTATTTTGTGGTGGATTTGTCTAATTGTGTTTTTAGTGTAACGCTCCCCTAAATTATTCAAAAATTGCTGATAAGTGGTAGAAGTGACAGAAGTCAATCGTGTTTGCTGGAAATGCTCCGCAACAATTCTGATAGCCTGCTGATAACTTTTCCACGTTCCGATGCTTATATGTGGCTTTTTATGGATTTCCGCCCACCTTTTGAAATATTCAGCCAGTTCTATTTTTTTGTCGATCTCTACGGATTCAGCAAGTTCTCTTTGCGCTTCGGCGGCTGCTCTTTCGGCTTCGGATTTAGTCCGATAGCCACGTTTGCTTTTTTCGCCATACGTGCCATTAGGCTTTTTATAAGATACGCGATACTCCCAACCGTTATTCCTTTTCCTGTAGCTTGCCATATTATACCTCATTTTTACAAAATAGGTATAAGAAAAAGGCATTAGAGCCTAATTCTCATACAATCGTTTTTTCCCAACACGCAAACTTTGGTCGGTGCGCGTGTTGGGATTTTTTTATTTCAAATTATTTATAGTCAGTCTGTTTTGATAAGAAAGTTCAAAAAGATAACGATATAGCGGTGTAATATCTGTTTTCTTCGGAAATTCAAATTTTAAAGAACGTAAGTTTTCGTTATACGGTTTTAGCTGAACGTTTTCTAAAAACGTGATAACAATCTCGCTGTCATCTATTCCAAATCCCGCAGTCTCCATTTCAACACCTACGATGTTCATTAAGAAGATAGATTTAAACGATGTCTTCTTTCCTGTTGCGCCTTGCTTATCTACGAATATAATTCTTATATTCGTGAATATCAGAGCGTCACGAACAAGTACATAACCGCTTTGGATTTCCTCATCTTTTAACAAATATTGTTGATATTGTTTTGTCAGCTCTTCTTTGCTTTGCTGACTGAAATTTCCAGCTAATCCTTGAACTAATTTTCCGAAATCAAATGCCATAGTAAAACTCCTTTTTATTTACTTTTTTAACAAATCAATAAGTGTATCTAGCTTATCAGCGATTTTATCCATTTTGTCACTCATGTTCTGCTCGACTTGTATCTGCTTTTCTATCTTATTAGCTATCACGCGCTGCAGTTTTAAGTCCGCCTTACTCATGCCGTGCATGCTCTCATTGTGTGTTTCTTGAGTAGGCGCACCGTTGTTAATAGTTACAGAGCCATGATTATTTCCAGCCATTTCGCCGTTGTTCTCACCACTCAAAAAAGTCGTTGTACGTCCGTCGTAAAATTCGAGCGTCCCTGTTGGTAACGATTCGGGTTTTATATTTAGAGCTTGACAAATCTTGATTGTGTTAATCACTCCAGTTGACATCACGCCACGTTGTAACATAGAAGTGAGTGTAGTGTACGGAATATCGTTATCTATCGCAAATGCTCTGATACTACCAGACTTTAACTCCATCAAGTCTTTTAATTCATCTTCTAGCCTTTCCATATTTTCTCCTTTTGTTTTATTTACTTACATTATAATATACTCAATTTTGTTTGTCAATACAAAAAAAGTTAAAAAAATCTTATTTTTTTGTTGACAATGTACGAAAATGAGTATATAATAAAAATATAGTTAAGGACGAGTTGAACACAACTAACACTTAATCTAAACCGCCGTTCCTCTTCTTGAGGGAAAAATTTTTAACATTATAAACGCAAATGCGTATATTCAGAAAGGAGTATATATGCTAAATATCGAAAGTGCACGAAAAAAAGAGGGCGTCACATTGGTTGATATTGGCGATTTAATCGGCAAGAACTACAGAACAGTTCGCGAAAAAATCGCCAACGGAACTTTTACCACAGCAGAAGCCTTTAAAATTTACGAAGCTTTCTTTAAAGCGCGTGGCTATGATTTTACTTACTTGTTCACGCCGATTAAAGAACTGGCTTAGAAAGGAGACGACATGGAACTATTCTTTTTGGGTTTTCTTACCGCTTTGTTGATTGTTGCTATTATCTTGCATTTTGTTTCTATCGGGATTGACGTAAAGCTTGAAGAACGAAACAACCAATGCAGTAAAAGCGACCCAAGCGGTGAAGAGTGAAAGTTGAAGTTCGGACAAGACAATAGTGGCTAGCAAAACTAAGTAAGTTGATATACCAACAGCGCTTAAAACCTCTATGAATAGCCTAGCTATTTTCTCTGGTAGCAAGGTTCTGTAAACTCCAAGCTGGATGCAATAACAGATTGAGCCGAAGAAAATGAAACAGAGAAAGAGGAGAATCAGCCCGCTGCTTAATTGAGCTGCAGAAATAGATTTTATAAAATCGCTTAGAACAGTATTATCTAAAACAATCATTTTGTTTTTAAGAGCTTTTTGAAACAAGAAAATCGAAATGTTTGGCCCGATAATACCGAATGAAATTATGTCTCCGACATAGTGGAACTTTGATTTTTTCACAATAATTCTCCAATTGTTTTTGTCTCATTATATCAAATTTAGAAAGGAGAGCACATGAAACCACAAGAATTTGAAAACAAAATCAAAAAATACGTTGTTTCAGTTTTAGAAACAGCAGACAAAAAAGACCCAGCAACCATTCAAGCGGTCGCTGAGCTTATCAAGTCAACTAAAGCACTTCATCACTTTAGCTAACTTCTATATAAAGGAGAAAGAAATGAAAGAAATATTAGAACGCATCGCAAAAAGCCTTGAGTCTATCGATGCAGAACTCAAGGCAAGAAATGAAGACCGTAAAATACTTATTAACCAAGCCGAACTAATCGAAAGAACGTGCTTGGAAATCAAAGAAGATCCATTCGGTCTTAACGTTTTAAAAGAAAAGGCATTAGCTGATAAAGCTAAGGAGTTAGAATGAAATTTTCAAACAGCCAAAAAATAATTATAGCACTTGACATTGTAGCGATTGCCATTGCTTTATATAAATTATTTTTTTAAGTAAGCCAAAATGCTGATAATTAAAGCAAAAATTGAAATTAGCCATGTAATGAATTGAGTTTGAAAAGTGTATAGAGCTTTTCTCCCTTCAAATTCTAGACTATACGAATCCTCTTTACAAATCGGAATTGATAAAGGAAAGGAGAAACAATGCAAACCAGAGAAATATTTTTAAACCTAATGCAATCTGTAGTAGACGAATTAAAAGCCTCTGACAACAGCAGGTATGATGGGTACAGAACCCGAACGCTTAGTCTGTTATCAGAAGCCTACGATAGTTACTCAACGATTAAAGCTTTTGAAGACGCAGAATCTCATTGAATTCTGCTTGCTAATCAATCAGCAGTTGTCTACTTGATTTTGGAAAAGTGCTTTTAGTCAACTTTGCTGTAATTACTGCAATAGCCAAATCATGAGCGATTTGCTCTTTAGAAATCATATAATCACCTCCTTTCTGAGCATATTATATCAGATTGGAGAGCTTAAATTTAAAAACTTTTCTGATTTATCCCATTAAAAAATAATTTTTGAATATCTCTTATGATGAGATTAGAAAGGAGCGGAGAGAATGGAAGTTAATAAAATTAATGTAACTGTGGAAATAGCAAATGCAGCTGAGTTTCGCTCATTGATTGAAAAATTCAATCAAAAAGCTCGAGAGCTAAATGAAGTAGCTCATGAACTGGAATTATTTCACTTTGAAGGTGAAATCGAAAGTAAAGTTATACCCAAAGAAAAAGAATCTATCGCCGTAACGATAGATTCGAGCAAAGTGGCTACTCCTCTTCCTGATGAGGAAGTTGACCGCATGAAACGCCGATTATCTGGTCTGCAAATAGATAAATAAACGGCATTTTAAAATTTTGTTTCGTTTCGAGGTAATTATAGCACAAAAAAGCCACTCACAAGTGAGTGGCACAACAAAAATAACTACTTAGATTATAACACAAAAGACAAGAAAGGGGAAGTATGCAAGAGATAACATTATCAAATAATTTGAATGTTTTAGCCTCTGAAATCGTCGGATTCAAACGATTAGCAGGACAATCAATCTTTGAAATCGGATCAAGGTTAAAACACGTAAAAGAACACGATTTGACACACGGACAATTTGAAAGCTGGTTGAAGTCAATAAATATTGAACCAAGTAGCGCCAGAAAGATGATAACAATAGCTGAAGAGCTAATCTCAAATCGTTCAACGTTGAACGATTTAGGAATGTCGGCTCTTTACCTAATAGCCACCTTGCCAGACGAAGCCAAGCAAGAACAAATTGAACGAATCAAGCAAGGAGACAATCCGACAGTTCGGGAACTACAAGAGGTTCGTAGGCAACTCAATCTCGCTAGAGCAGCTAACGAAAGCTTGCGAGAAAAGAACGAGCGTTTGGCAGAACAGGCTTTGAAAGGACTTGAAAAGAAAACAGTTACTAAAGAGATTGTAAAAGAGGTTGTGCCAGATGACTACACGGCAACTAAACAGCTTAATAATACGCTTTCGGAAAAGAATAAGAACCTCGTAGATGAATTGAATTCTGTCAAGCGAAGTCTGAAACTCAAAGAAGCGTCTTATCAGTTGCTAGAAAAAGAGACATCAGAAGCGATAGTTTTGAAAGATTCGCTTGAACATCTAAAAGCTGACAAGCAGAAGTTAGAAACTAGCGTTGCTAATGTGTTTGAACTAAGCAACCTAGCGACAGAATTTGAAACATTCTTTGATGAAAGGATGGCGCCGCTTCGATTTAAAGCACTTATCCAAGGCGCTGGAAAAGAAATCCAAATTGACAAAATCAGACAATTGCTGACGCTGACAGAAAACTGGCTGTCTGAAATGAATAAGATTGTCCCTGAAAAAGGGCGCACAATTGTAGAAGGAGAAATAGTAAATGAATAATACAGACGCACTCATGGAAACCGTAAAAATGCAAGGCGAGCAAGCAGTTCAGCTTGTAAACCAAAACGAAACCTTGCAGGAAATCTTAAAAGAGATGACCGGGCTAAAAGAAGAAATGGATAAAACAGCCGCAACTACCAAACGCAGACTTGGAGAAGTTGAAAACTTAGTCTCTGAAATCGACAAGCGAGTACATATTGACGATGCAGAAGCTAGCGAGATTAAAAGCATTATCGGACGTCAAGCACATGCATTCGCTAAGGAATATTTCAGACAAGCAGGAGTTACACCAAGAGACAATTTGTTTGCATCTAAAAAAGGTCAGTTTATCCGCTTGCAGCACTCGCACTTGAAACATCATTTCAACGTAACGAAGTACACGCATATTAAGCACACAGACGCTACCAAGGCATTTGACTTCTTAAAATCTCTACAATTCAGCGCGTTTTCGCTATTTGAAATTCGCGAGACACAAAAACAAAAAGAGATTATCGCGTTAGAAAACGGCGTAGCATAAAACGAAAGGGGAAAAATGGAAGAAGGGATTATTCTAACGTTTGTAAATAAAATAACAGACGGTGTGCGCAATTCACTGATTGAAATCAGTCAAAGTTTTGATATCGAAAACGCTCTTCCATTAGAGCTGACCCAACAACAAGTTATAAAAATGTTAGGTTGCTCAACAACAACATTCGACCGATACATTCAGTTTGCGGACTTCCCCAAAATCGACAGGGGCCGCGGTACACAAATCCGCTATCCACGAGATGCGGTGCGTGAGTGGTACAACGAAAATTGGGAAAGGTTTTAAAAATAAAAAAGGAAAAGTTAAATATGAAAACAGATAACATTAACAAACCAAATCATTATCAAGGCGCACAAGGCCTTGAAGCAATTGATGTAATACGAAACTTTGCGGGGCGCTTAACCGCTGAACAAGGTTTTTACTGGGGCAACGCTATTAAGTACATGCTGCGCTTCCAAAAGAAAAACGGGGTTGAGGACTTGAAGAAAGCCAGAAAGAATCTTGACTGGCTGATAGGAAGCATAGGAGGAGGACGATGACTTTTAGTCAACAAATTAGAACATCAAAATCAGATGAATATTACACACCAGCATATGCTGTAAGAATTATCATACCATACTTAAAAGCCAAAGGTTTCAAGTGTATTTGGTGCCCGTTCGATAAAGAGCAGAGCGAGTTTGTCAAATTATTAAGAGGGGCAGGATTTGAAGTCATCTTTAGCCACATTGAAACAGGGCAGGATTTCTTTGAATATGAATTACCTCCTTTTGAAGCAGATTGCATTGTTAGCAACCCGCCATTTAGTAAACGAGACGCTATTTTTGAGCGATTATTTAAAATAGGATTACCTTTTGCAATGATTATGAGTTCAAATGGATTATTTGATAGCAGAATAAGATATGAACTTTTTAAAAACAATGATTTTGAATTGCTTATTCCAAAAGGGCGTATGAGATTCTTCGATGAACAAATGATACCGCGTAATAGTCCTAGTTTTCAAAGCGTCTATGTATGCAGTGAGATTATAGATAAGCAAATCGAGTTTACTGATATGACAATCGAATAACGGAGGACGAAAATGCAAAATCAAGAACAAATACGGCTGATAATGAACTGGGAGCGTGACCATTACAGACTGGGAACAAATTACAAAAACAAACTCGCTAAGCGGTCAGTAGAAGCAGTTAAGCTGGAATTAGACAACTTGTCGAGAGAGTGGGACAGCGTGACGTTTTCAGTCGAGCCAAAAGGCGCTATGAAAATCGAGGGCGATAGAATGACAATTTTTAGAAAAAGAGGATGAGATGAATAAAAAAGAAGCATTAAAGAGACTTGAAGAAATTAAGACTCCTACCATTTTTGGTAATTTTGTAGGTTACTATGGTGCTAGAGATTTAATCGACGAAATTTACAAAACTCCGCTCTATCTGCGGAATATACTAGCACGGCTGCGAGAATTGCCAGAACATGATAGGGAAGTATGGCTAAAAGGTATCATGGATGAGTTTGAGTTAGATTTTAGCCATGCAAAATGGCGTGAGGGTTACGAACAAGGCAAGTTTGAGGGTGCGGTAGAGGCCGAAAAGTCAAACAAAGTAGTCATTCCGAATTTTATAGCAACAGAGCTTGAAGCAGCCAAAATGATTGCTGGAAAAAACTTTTTGGATTTAGCGAGCGATATTACTTTATCTACAAAACTCGAGTACAGTAGCTGGATAGATAATGATGAAAACGCCCGAAAACTCGCTTTAGCTTGGTTTTACGGCTACAAGGTGGAGCAGAAGAAGCGGTATTTTGTGAAGATTAGATCGACAAAACACTGCTTTGCAAAAGATGGTAATGGAAAAATATTTTTTTCTCTAGTATACAAAGGATGTTTTACAAAAAAAGAACTAGAAGATGCAGACTTCGGATGGGTGTTCGATTGCGAGGGGATTGAGATTGAGGAGGTGCAAGATGATACCAAAATTTAGAGGAAAATCAACAGCAGACGAAAATAATGGTGAGTGGGTGTATGGAAACTTGATAGTCGATGGTCGACAAGCATCCATTGTGAATGGAATTATAGAATCGACCGAGCAATACATATCAATTGGAGCATGGTGTCCTGTTGACGCCGAAACTGTAGGACAATCAACAGGAATCAAAGATAAGAACGGCGTGGAGGTGTTCGAGGGGGATGTTTTAGCAGTTGAAACTGATGAAGAAGTGACAAATGTGAATGTGTTTTGGGATAAAAAACATGCTTTGTTTATGTTTAAATCTAAAAAATACAATGAAGAGGAACTCTTAGCTGAGCTGGTTGAAGATAACACATATCCGTTTGAAATAATCGGAAATATATGGGACGGTGGTGATTTGATTGACAATTAAAAGGCAGACAAAAATTGAATTTGTCAATGAGTGTGAATGTCTTGTTGATTATTCTGAATTAGAAAAGGCGATTTTGTGGTATCAACAAAAACCTTCCTTAGGAAGAAAAAAGATATATTTACACGGGCACTATCCTGCTGTTTCGATTCATAACAAAAAAATCCATATACACAGACTTTTAATGCAGTACTGGTTGAAAACAAAGCTTCCTTTTGAATATAGCGTACATCATTTGAACGAGAATAAGTTAGATGCAAGAAAAGAAAATCTTTCTCTGGTACTGAATAAAACTCACAATAGCAAACATAACAAAGGACGCATCTTTTCAGAATCTCACAGGCAAAAAATTAGTATGGCAAATCATAGTAGGAAAGGTTTGAATATGAAAAAACGTGTCCATATACCAGCAGATGAATTAAGAACTTTTCTTAACGATGGTAAGTCAATAAATTGGATCGCATTGCATTATAATTGCGATTGGTCAACTGTGAGAGCGAGAATCTACGAAAATCCGGAACTGATGGAGGGCGACGAATGACCCTAAAAGACAGAGTTGAGAATTTAGAAGCATTGCGCGTCGTCCAAAAACGCGGTCTGGCAAATACGCAGCTATGGCTTGTGTTTGTGAGTTTTATCATGTTCCTGCTTGTCATCGGAATGATAGCAGGCTATGGCAAACAACAGACGCAAATCAAAGACCTGCAAGCAGAACTAGAGCGTGTGACAAATGAGCAAAAGGACGTCAATCAGCGTCAGGATGTGATGATTAACAAGTTTAATCAGATGTACTACGAGTACCAGCATAAAAAAATAACGGGTAAGGATAACTTTCCGGGAGGATAGAAATGAATAAAAAATATGAATTGGTAGCTGATGAAACAATATCATTTTTTGGGAAAACATTATTTAGGATCAAAGCAAAAATGACATTTGGAAACGTTAAAGAAGGTGAACTAGGCGGCTACATAGAAAAAGAAAGTAATCTAAGCCACCGTGGCAACTCTTGGGTTAGTGGCGACGCTCGGGTCAGTGACGACGCTCAGGTCAGTGACAACGCTTGGGTCAGTGACAACGCTTGGGTCAGTGACGACGCTCAGGTCAGTGGCGACGCTCGGGTCGGTGGCAACTCTTGGGTCAGTGGCGACGCTCAGGTCAAATCCTTAAAAGATTATATTGTTTTTAAAAATAATTGGTCTAGTGGTCGTTATTTTATTTACACAAAATCAAATAAGATGTGGAGAGTTGGTTGTTTTTATGGCACAAGTCAAGAATTGATTGATAAAGCTTATAAAGACAGCGAAAATAGCGGCAAACATTATGAAGCTTATGTAAATTTTGTGAAAATATTAGAGGAGATATCGAATGAGTGAAATTTTAGGAGCAATAGCAATGCTCGCATTCGTCTTCATTACTGGCGCATTTGTCAATCATCTAGATTGGCGCAAGGAGCAGAAGAAATTAGAGCGGCAAGCAAAAGAAGATGAACGCATAGAGCTTGAAGCTATGTACGTAGTTTGTGCAATCGAGCACGACCGCAGAGAGCGAGCAAGGGAATTGGCAGAAGCGAGAAAGAAAAGCCCGGGCTGGCAATATTAAGGAGGTATGCAGAGAATGCAAAAAATATTTCAGAAATCCGTACGATAAATATACGGCAGTCAATAATGATTTTGTCCAAGATAAAAGTCTGTCGTGGGAAGCGCGGGGGTTACTACTCTATATCTTAAGCAAGCCTGACGATTGGGATATTTATTTGGAGGAGTTGGTTAAAAACTCTCCAAATACAAAATCGGCCACAGAAAGAGCATTCAAAGAACTTGTAAAAGCGGGGTATATTTATCAGACCTGCCGTTCTTTGGGGTATCGAAAATGGAAATGGTTTAAATTCGCCAGCGACAAAAAAATAAATCCGCAAATTAAAGACAGTTTTGAAAAGCAGGCAGACGGCGAAATGTTATCAACGGAAAAAATCGTCTAGCGAAATTCGTACCCCCGAAATTCGTACCCCCGAAATTCGTACCCCCGAAATTCGTATATACGTAATCTGGGTGATATACAAAGTAAAGAATAACAAAGTACGGACAGACAAAATACGGATATAAAAAATACTAAAAAACAAAACTACTACTACTGACGAGGCAGGAAAATGACAAAAAAAGAACTTTTTGAAAACTTTGAAAAAAATTGGGGTCGCTTACTAAGCCCATTTGAAATCGAAGATATTTCAAAGTGGATTGACGAAGATAAATTTGCTCCTGAAATTGTTAACGAGGCGTTGAAACAAACAGTAGAAAGCAACATCTGTAGCATCCGCTATTTAAATAAAATACTAGCTCGTTATGAGCGAGAGAATATCAGAACAGTAGAAGCTGTTAAGCAGGACAAAGAACGATTTGAGAATCGCAAAGCTGGTAAGTTGGCAGACAATTCTACAACCAATATTCCAACATGGTCAAAAGAACATCCGGATTATAAACCTCGAAAGAAGAAAATTTTAACAAGAGAGGAGTTCTTAGCGTTAGATGAGCAAGATAAAGTATGACGAAGTCAAAAGTGACGAAGAACTATTCGAATGTTACCGCAGCACGTTCCGGAATTGGTTTAATATGCGGTTGACACGCAGGCAATACGTTGAGTTTGTGGAAGCCTGTCAAACAAATGCTAGTCTACACCTAAACCCTTTTAGTATGTGCGCCTATCTGCTGAAAAAGCCGGCAAACACGATTGTAGACAGATTTTTTGAAAAGAGGCCACATCATGGATAGAGGACTATTCGGAATCTTCGACTATGACCGTGACTATTTACAGCCAGAACCAGAACACGAAGAGCACGACCCTGATTTATGGATATTCAGGAGCGGACGCTGGATTTACGTAGGTGACGAAGTATGAAAAAACGATTATACCGGAAGCGATTAAAAAAAGAGCTTCAAAAAGATGCTCTCGGGTTAGTTGATGGAGAATATTTGACAGAGAAAATGATTAAGAAAATGTCTATCAAAGAATTAAACGAGTTGCTTTGGCAAGACTTTATTAACTACATAGCTTTAGATCCGTATGATTTTACAGATTAGAGCGCAAAAATTACAAACAGACAAAAAGGAGAAAATAAAATGACAAATGAAGTATCACAAGTAAAAGGCGGTTATTTAACTGACTTACAAAAACTTGATGGAACAACACTTAGAAATTTTGTTGACCCACAACATCAAGCAAGTCCTCAAGAACTGCAGGCTTTGCTCGCAATCGTAAAAAATAGGAATTTGAATCCATTTACAAAAGAGGTTTATTTTATAAAATACGGGAATAACCCAGCCCAGATTGTTGTGTCAAAAGACGCTTTTATGAAACGAGCAGAACAAAATCCTAATTATGATGGTTTTGAAAGTGGTGTTGTCTACGAAGACGAAAACGGCGAATTAAAAAACAAAAGAGGAATTATTTTGCCAAAAGGAACTAAGTTAATTGGAGGCTGGTGCGAGGTCTATCGAAAAGATAGGACGCGTCCAGTATATCGCGAAGTAGAGTTGTCGGCATATAATACCGGCAAGAATTGGTGGCAGAAAGCTCCGGGGCAAATGATTGAGAAAGTAGCAATAGTGGCAGCGATCAGAGATACGTTCTCAGAAGATGTAGGAGGTCTATATACTTCTGATGAAATGGAGCAAGCAACACCTATAGATGTAACTCCACAAGAAACCCAAGAAGAAGTTAAAACACGCAGGCTCAAAGAAGCTAAAGTGGAGCAACAGAAATTAGCCAAAAAAGGCAAATTTACTGAAACAACTAATCCAACTGATGGAGCTCTTGCAAATGGAGAGGAATCGGCACAAGACGATCTACTTGATGGGGAACTGGAATACTAGGAGAATGACATGCAAGAATTACAGGTAAAAGTAACACAAGCACAAGTTGAAATAATTGACCGTGAAAAATTTGAACAGAACATCAATGAGGTTGTAGCTAAATATCAAAATTACACAGTTACGGCTGCAACAATCAAAGACGATAAGCAAGTACTAGCTGGTTTACGTAAACTCAAGAAACAGTTATCTGATGAGCGTATCAAGATTAAGCGTGAACTGTCACAACCTGCTGATGAGCTTGATAAATATATCAAGGACACCAGCAAACCTATAGAGAATGTCATTGACAAGATTTCAGCTGATGTCAAAGAGTTTGAAGAACACCAGAAAGCTTTGAGATTGGACACGGTCAAAAGCTATCTAGCTAACAAATCAGCTGAATACATGTTAGACCCCCGTCTCTTTGACGAAAAAGCTCTTGAGTATATCAAGGCTGGTGACTTTATGGCAGACGGTGTAACTTTGAAAAAAGCTACAATGAAAAGCCTTGATGATATGGTTACATTTGAGTTTCAAAAGCAGCAGGAATATGAGAAGGCTAAAGCAACCATTTCTGGTTATTGTGCCGACTGTAATTTAACAGACCAACCTTATATTCGTATGCTTAAAGATTTGACACTAGCCGAAGTCTTACAGCAAGTAAAAGCTGATTATGAGCTCGAAAAGCAAAAAGAAGAGATCAAACGAGCAGAAGAACAAGCTGAACTTGAACGACTCCAAAAAATAGCCGAGCAACAAAGGCAAGAACAGGATAATACGCCAGAACGTCAGGAAACGCCAAATTTCGACCCAGAGACAGGCGAAATATTAGAGCGGGGTGAAATATATCAAAATAAAAAAGAAAGCGTCAGAGAGGCTGAAAATGTCTTAAAACGATATACCCAAAAAATGACTTTAGAAATTTATTTTACGGATACGGCTGAAAAAGACTTTTTTAAAAATACTCTTGAGCAGGTAGGCTTTAAGCACAAGAAAAATTATCAGGTCAGCGGTTATCAGCGTATAGAGCCATTAACTCAAGATCAGCTTAATGAACAGTGCGGGTGGTAACTGTGAACAAGCAAGTAAAAGATATACTGGCAACCCATAACACAGAACGCCCGAATGGCATTATATTTGCGATACACCAAAATAAACAAGAGTGCATTGCGCTATTTGAGAGGTCTGGTTGTCCTGATTTAGAAACTCAATTTCTTTGCTGGAATGAAGATGTTAAGAACAGAACAGGTTTCCACTCGGAAAGTGATTTGCTTAATGCGTATGTTTACAAGATTTGGGAAGTCACTGATGATTGGGTTTGCGTTGAATTATTGCCGTTTTAGGAAGGGGAAGACGATGACTGAGCCTAAAATAATGAGAGTTGATAGGGAAACCTATAACTTAGGGAAACGGCTGCCTCACTTTTGGTCTAGTGATAAAGATTTGAAATTCTATGAGATTAGGTGCAACTGGACTGTTAATAGACAAACACAGGCCTTTTATCACGTTTTAGCATATAGCCGTACCCGAGCCGAAGAAATGGCTATAAAAGAATATGCAAAGACTCATCATATTACTGAAAAATGGGTAGTAATTTTTTAGAAAAATAACCAAAAACCAACTATTTCCGTTTTGGAAACAACTCAAAAACCAACGTGCCGTGAACCACGATAAAAGCGAACTAGAAAGTGTGTCAATCGGTCTTGTGACCGTTTGGACGAATGGAGCGACTGCCCGTATTTAGCCAAACTCACAAAATGGCAGTCGCGTTTTTGAAAAGGAGAAAATAAATGCAAAACAAAATCGATATACCAAATACAACTATCAGTCTTGAAATCGCAGATAAAGTCATCACAGTAACGAATAAAATCAAGTACGATATCCAGATGCAATTTAAAAACCAAGACGCAGAAGTTTCTTTGGACACAAGCGGAGATGTATTTGAACCTCTCTTTTGGCTAGATGTAACAGCTAAACCGAAAGAGCCTACAGAGTTCCATTCCAGTTTAGGGGTCAAGGGAGAGAAACGGAGCTTAGCAGAACTACAGAGATTCTTTGAATTTATCGAAGATAACAAGCAAAACCTCTTTGACTTATGCGGTTTTAGAGGAGAACTTGAATGAGCAATCTGACACTATCATTAGATGCTTCCACATCTGTGACTGGTTGGGCTGTCTTTGATGGCTCAACCCTCGTTCAGAGTGGAGCGATAAAGCCAAAATCAAAATCATTCTACGAACGTGGACGCTTGATGACTAATGAGCTAAAGATGATTCAGCTACGAGCTATCGAATCTTACAAAAAGCCATTTGATTATATTGTGATTGAAAAAAACAATGTAATGGGTCCGAATCAACAATCTATGATGAGTATAGGGATTGTAACAGGAATGATTTTAAGTAGATTAGTTGCCGATGAGGTTTACTTTGTAAACGTGTCAACGTGGCGGAAACATTGGAAGTTTAGCTACAAAGACCGCAGTAAAAAGTCAATGAAAAAACAATCTATCGAGACTGTCGAGCGAGAGTTTAATAAAGCAGTCAAAGATGATGAAGCGGATGCAATACTGATTGGCTCGTACTTTGTTAACAGCGGGCGAGAATCAGGAAAATTAGAACATCATAGTAATTGAGGAAATGCAAGACGATTCGGAGGATGTATGGAATTAAGTGAATTAACAGAGAAGGTGCAGACCGCATTTGAAATAACTGACCTTGGAAAATTAAGCGAGACTCTGCTTGAGATAGTTTTAACAGATGACGCATCAAAATACGAACTTTTTGAAAATTTGGTAAAAACACTGGATGTTGATTGGCTGCAGATGATATATCAATATTGGCTAGCTGATCGCGAGAATAAAAAACAAGACTATACGCCCAAAAGCTTAGCGTTATTTTTGGCTAAAATGATAACTCCTGAATGTGGAACGGTATTGGATATGTGCTCGGGGAGTGGAGCTCTGACCATCCAAGCTTGGGTAGAAAATCCTCATTTAGAATTCGAATGTATAGAATTTGATGAGAATGTCATCCCACTATTACTATTTAATTTAGCTATTAGGAATATCAAAGCTATCGTTAAACATCAAGATGTGCTGTCAGAAGATTTATTTGCCGTATACACTGTGGAGCCTCGCGAAAAATATGGAAAGGTGACAAAAATTGAAACAAGCAATTAGTAACCCGCCTTATAATTTAAAATGGGAGCATCCATTCTTTGCTTCTGCCCAGCCTAGGTTTGACTTAGGTTTGCCGCCTGAAAGCAACGCAAACTTCACTTTCGTTTTAACCACTCTAGAAAGATGTGATTATGCACAATTCATTTTGCCAAACGGCGTGCTAACAACGTCTCAGGTAGACGAAGCGGCTATCAGAAAAAATCTCTTGGAAGCGAATTTAATTGAAGCGGTTATCGCGCTTCCTGATAATATGTTTGTTTCAACATCTATCCCAACCTGTGTTTTGATTTTTAACAAAAACAAAACGACAGCAAGAGTGGCAATGATTGATTTGAATGAAAAAGCCGAAACCGAAATACGAGAGCAACGAGGGCAGTTTGGATTTCAAAAATCCCGTGTATACAAAAAAAGATTTAATGTTTTGCCAAAAAATACCGCTGATTTTGTCAAAGAAATAATCAAAACACAGCAAGATATAAAAAACATATCAAAATCTGTAACAATTGAAGAAATTAGGAATCAGGAATACAACCTAAGCCCTGCACGATATATTGAGCATGCAAACAAAGAAGTGCAACATAGAAGTTTTGATGACATATCCAAAGATTTGAATCGGGTTATCGATTTTAAAAATGCAATCAAAATCACAATAAATGAAAATATGGCAAAGTCCTTGGGTTTGTACGACCTAGCGCTTGACTTCAAGGCGGGGGCGGAGATATCAAAAACACTCAGTGAGCAGATGAAACCAATCGGTATAGATATTAAAACGACTTCTGTCATGTCTTTGACAAGAAATAAAGAACTTAAAATTGAAGTGAAAGATTTTGAACACTTTCCGGAAATAATGTCTGTATTTGCAAATATGTGGAAAACTCAAATGATGTTTCTGAACAACGAAGAAAATCGATTGTTGGCAGAATTAAAAGATGCCCTAATTCCGAAATTATTAAACGGCGAAATAACATTGAATTAAAACACAAAGGATTTTCTAGAAAAACGAGCGGAGGGAATAAAATGACTAAACTAGAAGATAGATGGCTGAAATATCGGATACGTTTCTGTAACGATAGGATAGAAGAACTGGAGGTGTAATACATGACTAGGCCAAAGCGCTATCCATACTCAAAGAATCAGTGGGAAAAAGTCGTATCAAAAGTTTACGCATTTAATGGCGTTGAATATGCTGGATTTGTAAAGTTAGAAAATAGAATTACAGGAGAAGTAAGAAATGTTTGATTTTTTAGACAAAATGAAATATGAATTGAAATTATTATTTGAAAGAATTATAACGAACACAATAAGATTCTTCTGCAAGCATTATTACGTTAAAATACATGGTCGTTGGCTATTTTGTTATGTGGAGTGCAAAAAATGCGGCCGTATAAAAAAAGAAAAACCATACATGACGGTTCACGAAAAGTAAAAAAGCCGAGCGCACACTCGACCCCTTAGTTATAAAATTCACAACACTATTATAACATAAAGGGGAACGAGTGTGAATAAAGTTGAGGCGATTTTAACGAGTTTGAAGCACATAGACACATACATTGATAGCTTGATTAGACGCAGAGATAAGATTGAAGCTTCGCTTTTATCCACAGCTAAATGGAGCGCAGACAAAGTCAAAGGCGGTGCGCAACGCAAACAAGATGACATCTATGTTGAGTTAATAACTGTCAAAGATGACATCGAAAAGAAAAGCGTTGAGGCTATTAGACTGCGTGCAGAGCTGGAAAGTTATATAGACGCTGTAGCAGATTATCAAAGCAGAAATCTGCTATCTATGCTATATATCGAGCATATAAATAGATATGACATATGCGAACAAGAACAATATGACATGAGTACGTTTTACAGAAAGTTAGCTAAAGCGAGAAAGAAACTGGAGGAGGTAATATAGTGACGTTTGAGGAACACAACAATAGACTGAAAGCGAACAAATTCGCCGAATACATAACAGGGCAAGAATTGCGAAAATACGTAGCAAAAAAGGTGCGAAAATACGTCGGGAATAATCCAATTGTTTTCGACGGAGCATGTGGCAGCGGACAACTAGAACAACACGTCCACGCTAAGAAGGTGTACGGGGTTGAAATTCAGCAAGAATCTTGTGAAAGTTTTTTAAAGAATTTCCCGACAAGCGAAGTCAGTAATCAAAGCTTCTTTACTTACAGCAATGATGTTGTTACAGACTGCGTTATTATGAACCCGCCTTTTTCCATAGCGTTTAAGGATTTGCCAGAAGAAGACAGGAATGCTATACAAGAAGAGTTTTCTTGGAAGAAGTCGGGAAAAGTCGATGACATCTTCGTATTAAAATCATTAAAGTACACAAAGCGTTTTGCGTTTTATATTTTATTTCCCGGCGTTGCTTATCGAGGCACTGAAAAGAAATTCAGGGAATTGATAGGAAACCAGCTTGCAGAATTAAACGTTATACAGAACGCTTTTGACGATACGAGCATTGATGTTTTGTTTCTCGTTATAGATAAAAATAAAACGAGTAATGATTGCACGAGAGAAATTTATGACTGCAAAGCAAAATCAAGTCTTTTGTCAGATAATTGGAAAATATATTTTGAAAGCTGGGAAACGCCTAGAATTGTTGAAGAGAAAGAAAAGATAGATATAGATGCAGTTAATAAAGAATTAGATGACATTGCATTAAAGCACCTAGAAAAACATTTAGCTAGTCAATTGCTAGTAATTCAGATGTTTAATGCGGATATTGACTTACTGGCTTTTATAACTAAAGCGCACAAGTTATTAGACACGTACGCATTAATGTATAATTTTGGAAGTGAAGCATGACAGAGGTAAAGACATATAAATTGCTAGAAGTTTGTGATTTAATTCAAGGAAAGAGAACCAATAAAGTAAAAGACGGGGAATATCCAATATATGGCGCAGGTTCTGTGATTGGCTATACAGATGATTTTAATTGTTCGGCTAATACAATTAGATTGACTGGCAAAGGGACGGTTGGGAGAGTTTATTTTCACGATACTCCTTTTTGGTTAGAGAGTGGGAATTTTAGCGTTGAACCAAAAAAGATGATCGATAAAATGTATTTGTATCACTGGTTTTGCGAAAACGAAAGCAACATATCTTCGTGTAAAAAAGGAAATACATTGCCGGGTTTGGATTTGAATATGTTGTCCAAAATTGAAATACAAGTCCCAGATATGGAATATCAAATAAATGCCGTCAAACTTTTGCAGAGATTAAAAGATGACAATGATTGGTTTATTGAAAAAGTAAACAAGCAAATAACTGCATTACAAGCGTTAAAATCGGCGTATGAAAGCAACATATTTGAGAGTATGCAGCAAAATGCGAATGAATGCGAATGAATGCGAATGATTCCGGCGAATAGCAGTTAATTGCATACGCATGCGAGTAGGTGGCGTGCTAATATAGTACTATCAAAAAATAAATAGACCGCACTATAAAAAATAGAAAGTTGGTATCTCCATTCGTAGACCGGCGCTTCTTGCGGTCTGGCGCCACATTATTTGGATGGAAACAATATGCCAGCAGTCCAGCGTTGCAAATATAAAGGCTGTCACGCGCTAGTAGAGAGGCCTGCGTTATGTTGCAGTAAACATAAACAATATGAGCAGGAATTCAAAGAACAACGCGAGCGATACAGCAGAAGTAGATATAATAAATACACGCGTAACCAAAACGAACAGAAGAAAGAACAATATAACTTCTATCGCACGAAGCTGTGGTCTAATCTTAGATTAGCTTGCTTAACGAGAGACAATTACATTTGTTTGTACTGCTTAGCGATTGGTAAGGTGACAGCTAATAGCAAGACAGCAGACCACGTTGTGCCTATCGAAGCTAACCCCAAATTAAAAGCGGAGTTGTCAAACTTGGCGACGTGCTGTAAGGATTGTCACAATCTCAAAACCATTTGGGAACGCGAACATTACGGTACAGGTCAAGGCAATCAGTTAACGCACGCAAAAGAGATTACAGATATTAAAATCATCTCAAATCTCATGCGTCGTTAAATGGCTCTAAAATCGTTTCTAAGCAATTTTAGATAAAGAATGTATAATTTATCAAAAACAAAATTAAAACGCGACAGAGAGGAAATTAGAGGGCAAAAACACCCCCCCGCCCCACCTTTTGCGCAAGGAGAGCCGCGGTAAGGTGTCTTCTTACGTCGCGCGCCAATTTTTCAGATTTTTAAGGGGTGTCATGGAGCCAGAGTTAGGAGGTGAGTTCGCTTGGTTAAAAATCCTTATTATCGGCAGAACAAAGGGCGTTTACCCAGCGACCCGCCGAACTACTTGGGAAAGGTAGCTAGCGAGGTTTGGCGCAAAATCGTTCCGTTTTTAGAAAGCACAGAAAAGGTACAGCGGATTGATAGCTTGTTAGTCGAAACCTACTGCACAAACTACGAAATCTACAAATTAGCTTATGAAGATATAAAAGAGAATGGTATTCAGCAAGAGTTGACAAAACCAGTTCAGGCTCAAGGCTCTGGCGAGATTTTGGGAGAGCAATTTTTGGGATATAAAAAGAACCCAGCGGTAGCAACTATGAAAGACGCTATCGACACATTAAATAAAATAGCCGTCCAGTTAGGGCTGACTCCTAGAGGTCGAGCGGATTTATTGGCGGTCGCTAGTGAAGATAAGGACAAAGTTTCAACAGCAGAAATGCTGAAAGAATTTTTAGGAAAATAATATTTTATAGGCACCTTGACGGTCGCGACGTCAGAAAAAATGCGCCAAAAACTGCGGAGATGGGTTACCCGTGCAGGCAGAGTAAGCAGTTTTAATGCCTGATGGCTCGAAGTGACTGAGGGGGCACGCTGGACTTTTAATCCAGAGGCGCGGGTTCGAATCCCGCTGAACCATTTTAAAAGTGATGTTTAAAATTTTATCTTCAGGAGGTGAGGGAACATAACTAAAATTGATTTGACAAAAACAAAAGACGTAATCGGTGCTTATAAAAGTATCGGTTTTTCTTTTGTCCAAGAAAAATACAAGGACGCTGGTACGCGATATTGTTTTGATGTGTTAGATGAAAAAATAGTGACTGGCTACTATATCAAGTTAGCTTGTTTCCGGCATCTCCGAGATTTGCAAAGGCAAGACCAAGAAGACTTCCCTTATGTGTATTCTGTTGACGCATTCAATCGCTTTTTAAAATTCTTGTCGTTAGTGCCTAACGTTGATGATTTAAGCCAAAAGCTAAAACCTATGAATTGGCAGTTGTTTATATTCAGCCAGCTATTCGCATGGCTCGATTTGGACGGATTGCCTAGATATGTGAATATCATTCTTTCGATGGCGCGTGCACAAGGTAAAACAATGATTGCAGGAATCAGTCTTAACTACTCATTTTTAATCGAGACTATCGGATTAAGTAACCAAGATTTCTTGGTAAGCTCCTTAAACTTTGAACAGACAATGAAGCTCTATACGTATGTTAAGTCTATGATGTCTCGTATTATTGAAAATGAACCGTTTAAGTCGTTAGCGGTCGAAGCGGGCTTACAGCTTTATACTAGAGAAATAAAAGCGACCGCAGACAGCAACAGCATTCAAACCATTTCTTTTGAATCAGGAAAATTTGATAGTAAGCACTTTAAACTTGCGGTGGCTGATGAAGTTGGAGAGCTGCGAAGTGATGAGGGAATATCCAAGATTACATCTGGACAAGTCAATACAGAGGGTTCACGTTTTATTGAAATATCTACAGCGTATCAAGTCCCTAACGTACCATTTCATAAGGAACAGAAGAAACTTATTGAAATTATGGAGCGGGACTTTGACCGCGCAGGAGACGACCAGCTTTGCTTGATTTGGTCGCAGGATAGTCTAGAAGAAACATTCCAACCCGAAACGTGGGCGAAAAGCAATCCGCTTTTAAACCATCCAGAATTGAAAGATAATCTGATGAAAGGTTTGGTTTCAGAACGTGATAAAAAAATGTTAATGGGCAAGTTGGCAGACTTCCAAGTTAAAAACATGAATTGCTGGTTGAATGCTGATTCTAATAGTTTTCTCGACTTGGAAGATATAGAAAAAGCGGTTATAGATGATTTCCCAAGGAACAATCGGCGAGTGTATATCGGTGTTGACTACTCGCTGTTTAGCGATAACACAGCTATAGCGTTTGTATATCCGTATAACGACGAGGAGAAGTGGCACATAGAGCAGCATAGCTTTATTCCTTGGAAAACGGCCGGCAGCATTGAAGCCAAAGAAAAACAAGATGGATTGAATTATCGGGAGTTGGAAAAAGAGGGCTATTGTACTATCACTAGCCACCCGCAAGGACTGATCAACGAAGATGAAGTCTATGAGTGGATTATTAACTACGTTGAAGAACATCAGCTTGATGTCATTTTCTTTGGCTATGACGCCATGGGAGTTACTAAGGTCATCAAAGCTCTTGAATTAAATACTAGTTTTCCGCTTATGCCAATTCGACAGCGAACAAGCGAACTGAAAGACCCGACTAAGTTTTTGCAAAAGATATTTGTTGAAGGTTCGGTCACTCGCTTAGATGATAAAATCATGGAAAAAGCATTGATTAACGCAGTTATCAAAGAGGACAACATTGGAATACAGGTTGACAAAATGAAATCCACTTTAAAAGTGGACGTTGTAGACGCTTTGATTGACGGAATGTATCAAGCTATGTACCACTACGAAGACTATGGCTTGGCGAATGATAAAACTTACCAAGTGGAGCATATGAGCCAGCAAGCAGTCTTAGATTGGTTTAATAACCCGGATAGCGGGCTTTTGGGGGAAGATTTTTACGATTATGACGATTTTTAAACAACTTTTCAGCCTTTTATGGGCTTTTTTTGATGTGATTATGTTTTTAGCTGCGGCTATAACAATCAATGTGACAATGTATTTTGTCGGCTGGTTGGCGTTTGGCATCTGCTTAACTATTACGTTTATTTTGACTGGTTTATTATCCGAGATAGTAGCCAATCGAAACGATAGCTAGAGAGGAGGTGAAGCTATTTGCCGGTATTTAATTTTACAAATCAAGCGACGGAAAGTCCGCCTACTCAACAGATTTTTAGCACAGAAGACTATGAGTTTCTGCAAGCTAATTTGACGGGCGAAGAGTGGGTTTCTGCGAAAGTCGCGTTAAAGAACTCCGATTTATTCGCAGTCATCAACCAATTGTCTAGCGACTTAGCAACAGTTAAGCTGACAGCGAAGAAGAAGCAGACGCAAGGTATTTTAGATAATCCGAGCGTGAACGCAAGCAGGCACGGATTCTACCAGTCTATCTTTGCTCAATTGTTGTTGGGCGGAGAAGCATTTGCTTACCGCTGGAGAAATGAGAACGGGCGCGACGTGAAATGGGAGTTTATCAAGCCGTCACAAGTTACGGTTAATCGCTTTGAGTACGAAAACGGGCTTTATTATAATATCTCGTTTGAAGATCCGAAAATCGCAACAAAACTCTACGTGCCACAAAGCGACGTTTTGCATTTTAGATTGTTGTCTGTTGACGGCGGCAAGACTGGAATTAGCCCGTTAGCTGCACTAAGTCGTGAAATGAATATCCAAAAAGCTAGCGACAAGCTAACTATGAGTTCGCTTAAGAATGCCTTGAATGCCAATGGTATTTTGAAAATCAAAAATGGCGGTTTATTGGATATGAAAGCTAAGATGTCGCGGTCGAGGCAAGCTATGCGACAAATGCAAGGCGGGCCGCTTGTACTGGACGACTTAGAAGATTTTACGCCACTTGAAATCAAATCAAACGTAGCGCAGCTCTTAAGTCAGACGGACTGGACAAGCAAGCAATTTGCGAAAGTGTACGGAATACCCGACAGCTATTTAGGCGGTCAAGGAGACCAGCAATCGTCAATTGAGATGATATCTGGAATGTATGCTAATGCAGTCAGTCGCTATATTCGTCCATTTGTCAGCGAGTTAACGTATAAGCTCGGAGATGATATTGATACGGATTTATTTCCAGCGGTTGACCCGACCGGCTCAACGTATATCAAACGTATCAACGAGCTCGTCAAAAATGGAACCGTCGCACAAAATCAAGGGTTATATATGCTTCAACAAGCAGAAATTTTGCCACAAAATCTGCCAGAGCCTAACAACCCGAATCAAGCGGTGAAAGGGGGTGAGAAAGATGGGGCAAATTGATATTAAAGGAGACGTTGTTTCAAACGACGTTGGCGAATTTTACGAATGGTTCGGTATGTCTAGTACATATCCTAACAAGGTTCAGCGAGCTATCGCAAATGACGAAGACGATGAAATCACGCTAAATATTGCGTCAAACGGCGGTGATGTTTTCGCGGCTAGTGAAATCTACACTATGCTAAAAGATAGCAAGAAGAACATTGTAGTAAATGTGCAAGGCTTAGCTGCCAGCGCCGCGTCAGTAATCGCTATGGCTGGTAACACAGTCAGAATGTCACCGACAAGTCAAATGATGATTCACAAGGCGTCTGTTGCTACATACGGCAATTCAGACGATTTAGAGCATGAATCAGATGTACTAAATAGCATTGATGAATCAATCGCTATGGCTTACGAACTTAAAACAGGCATGAAACAAACTGATATTTTGCAGCTTATGGCAACCGAAACTTGGATGAATGCCAAAGTAGCAGTTGACAAAGGCTTTGCAGATGAAATTATGTTTAATGAATCAGACGACGAGCCAACGTTTGAAAATGCTATGCACGTTTTACCAAGTAAGGCAGCAATCAATAAATTTAAAAATTTGATTGCTAAAGAAAAAATGAATAAACAACCAAGTCAGCCTAAGAACTCGTTAAGAGAGAAGAAGCTGGCTATTTTGTTAGATAAAAAAGGAGAAAACTAAATGGATATTAACACTTTAAACGCTCTTTGGATTGAGGCAGGACACCGAGTAGAAGACCTCAACGAGCAAATCAATAACGCTTTGAATGATGACAATTTTTCAGCCGAAGCGTTCGAAACTCTTAAGAATCAACGTGACAATGCGAAAGTACGCCGTGACGCTTTGAGTGAACAATTAGTAGAAGCGCGCGCTGCCAAGGTGGCAGCAATGGACGATAAAGACGTAGAAGCCTTGACTGATGAAGAAGAAACAGCAAAGAATGTCTTTATCAAAGACTTTAAGAATCTTTTGAACGGTACTTATCGGAACGCTGCAGTTGGTTCTAAGGAAGATGACGGAACTAATGCAGGTTTGACAATTCCAAAAGACATTCAAACAGCTATTCACGGTTTGGTTCGTCAATACAATTCATTGCAAGAATATGTAACAGTTGAATCGGTTTCAACGACATCAGGCTCTCGAGTTTATGAGAAATGGTCTGACATCACAGCTCTTGCAAACTTGGAAGATGAAACTACAAGTATTGCAGACATTGACGCGCCTAAGTTGGCTCTTATCAAGTATGCTATCAAGCGCTATGCAGGTATGCTAACAGCAACTAACAGCCTGCTGAAAGATACTGCCGAAAACATCTTGGCTTGGCTCAATTCTTGGGTGGCTAAAAAAGTGGTTGTTACTCGTAACAAAGCGATTTTGGAAAAAATCGCAGCACTTCCAAGTAAACCAACTATTACTAAATTTGATGACATCAAAGACCTTGCTTTGAAAGGTGTTGACCCTGCCATTCGCTCTACATCATTCTTTATGACGAACACAAGCGGCTTGGCTACTCTTGCAAAAGTTAAAAATGCAATGGGCGACTATTTGCTACAACGCGATCCAACGCAACCAGAACGCTATTTGCTTGAGGGTAAACAAATTGTTGAAATCGCTGACCGTTGGCTTGCTGATAATGCAGGCGCTCATCCTCTTTATTTTGGTGATTTGAAACAAGCGGTTACTTTGTTTGACCGTGAACACATGTCAATTGAAGCTTCAAACGTAGCTGGAGACGCGTTTAGTTTAGACCAAACTAAAATCCGTGTTATCGACCGCTTCGACGTTGTAACAACTGACAGCGAAGCATTTGTGGCAGCTTCGTTTAAGACTATCGCAGACCAAGAAGCTAACATCAAATCAAAAGAATAGGAGGTAGATCATGGGCGTTACGGTAGAACGATTTAAGAAAGCCATGAACTTAGATGATGTGGAAGAAGAAAACGAACTCATCACAGGCTATCTTGCGGCAGCTGCACACTCAATCAAGACAGCGGTAGGCGAGGACAAGTCAGGAAAATTTTACGCTCGAGAAATTGTCGCGTCTTTGTTAGATGTGGCGGTAATCGCAGTAGCTAGCTCATACTATACATATCGTTTGAGCCTTTCTGACGCCCAAGTCTATCCTATCAATTTGACCTCTAATGCCATTATCGGGCAATTAAGAGGTCTTTATGATGTGTTTATGGAGGGCGAAGATGAGTAAGAAGTATCTACCCTCCGAATTTAAACAAAAAGCAAAATTTGGGGCGGTGAAATCTGCCCCGAATGCCGCGGGGGTGAATATCCCAAAATTCGCAGAGTTATTTATTCTACATTATCGACCAGTCAGACGCACTCAAAATCAAATTTATCTAGCAAAGCAAAGTGGATTAGACGATACAGTTAATATCTGCATTCGGCACAATCCAAAAGTCACAGAAAAACTACAAGTCGAGATTCGAGGAATAAAGTATGACATTGTAACAATTAGTCCGGACGAATCAACGGGTTTTGGTAAGTATGACTTTCTGACTTTGCGCGCTAAGAAGAAAGTAGGCAGTTGATATGGCAGATATGGTAGCAGAACTCGAAAGCTGGCTAAAGCAGGTTGAGAATATAGCGAATTTGACCCCCAAAGAACAGGCTAAAATCACCAAAGCAGGAGCAGAGGTATTTAGAGACCGTCTGGAAGAAGAAACGCGCAAAAAGCACTATTCTAGCCATAAAGACCCTGTATATGGACACATGGCAGACCATGTTACAGTACAAGCAAAAGATGTGGACGGTCGAGAGACTGGGAAATCAACTGCAGGCTGGGATAACTTTTATCATGCAAATAACGCTAGACGTCTGAATGACGGAACCAAAAAATACACCGCAGACCACTTCGTAACGAACTTACAAAATTCTGATGAGGTTAAGGAAGCGGTTTTGCTAGCCGAAAAGGCTGAATATGACAAAATTATCAAAAGGAAAGGGTGATAGAGTATGCTTGCAACTTTGGAAGCAAAAAAGCTGATAGACGGTGAACATTTTAGCGAAGTACAGCAGGTCTACACTAGCAACCTGCCGCAAGAAGTCGTTGACAATGTAGACGATACGCTTGTTTTGATAACAGATGTCAATACGTCGCTAGATTTGACAGGCAATAACAGCTTTTATGCAACGAATCGACAAGTTGAAATCCAGATATTTTATAAGTTGGATATCGACTTTGACATTGAACAATTTGAACTACGACTTTTAAAATTGTTTAAAAACAATTATTGGTCGATAGCAGATATACGAGAACATACAGTAGACCCCGACACAAAGCAGATGACGGCGGTCTTTTATGTTACACAAAATAAAATCTTAAATTAAAAAAGGAGAAATCCATACATGGCAATTGTTGGTTTAAAAATGGTTACGTTGGCACTTGTTGACGATAACCAAAAATTGATTAAAGGATCAGAAGGACTTTCCGAATCTGGAATCATCGAAATTGATGACAAGATGTGGGGGTCTAAAACTGCAAACATCACTAACTTAGAGGGGTCTGTTACCAAAGTTCCCGGCAATAACAAAGTGCAAGACGTGTACACAGCGCCCGGTGCGCCGCAAATTGCATTTGACTTTAATAACCTTGATTTTGACGTTAAACAAAAAGTTAAAGGCTATAAGTCAGACGGCAAGGGCGGATATGTTTATCAAGGCGCAAAACCACACGTTGCGGTTTTAATTGAATCGCAAACACTTGATCGCAAACATTCTGTGTTCTTTGGTTTTGGGGATGGAATCTTCCAAGAAACCACTCAAAACGTAGGTACAGATACAGATACTGCACAAACTCGTCAAGATGACAACATGACTTACAACGCTTTGACAACGCAAGCGTTTGGAGATGAAACACACAAAATCTATTATTCAGGCGCTTCTAACTTTAGCAAGGAAAACATGTTAAAAGAAGTCTTCGGTGGTTACACAGCTGTGGCAGGTTCTGAAGGACATCTTGGCTAAATAATGTTCTAGGCTAGGCAGCGTAACAACTGCTTAGCTTTTATTTTTATGATTGAGGTAAAAAATGGAAATCAAAAACATCAAAATCAAAGAATTAGGTAAAAAATCTTTTACGGTTTTAACATCTAACCGAAACGTGCGCCGTATGAATGAATTTCAGCTAGAAATTGCTAAAATTTCAGACATTGAAGAAGACGCGCCAATGACAGAACAATTTAAAGCGAATATTGGGGTTATCACAGCGACCCTTGCTTTTCTTCGTGCGGTTTTAAACTTATCTGACGATCAATTGGAAATTTTGGAAGATTTAGACACAGAACGCACGCAAGAAATCGCTAATTATGTATCAGGTCGTCTGATGGGCTTATCTGACGATCAATTGGAAGAAATCAAAAAGGAAAACGCAGAAAACCCAAAAGAATAAGCTGGGGCGAGCGTGCTTTTGAGTTGGAAAATATTATCCAAGACTTAGATTTAGCAGAAAAACAAGCTTTAATCAATCTAGGTTGGACGATAGACGAATACGAAAACGCAGATTATTACAGGCTCAACGAAATTTTATCAGCGAAAGAGCCGCAAGATAGGGTAGTAGACCCTATGTCATTTTTGTAGGAAAGGAGGAAAAATAATTGGCAAAAGTACAAGCGACCATGTCAACAGAAATAGCTTTAGACCTTGTCAGAGCGTCGGAGAGCGTTAAGAGCTTGACGAACGTTGTTTCCCACGCAACCAACGCGTGGAAAGCCCAAGAAGCACAACTGCGCGCAGTTGGAGACTATACGCAAGCAGCAGAAACTAAATACAAAGGGTTAGGCGAAGCTATCCAAGCACAACAAGCGAAGATTGATGCTTTAAAGCAAAAACAAGCAGAGCTAAAAGGCAATACACAACAAAGTGCAGAGCAGTACCTAAAATACCAACAACAAATTGATCAAGCGACAACAAAATTAGCTGGCATGGAAGCACAGCAAAGCAAGGCCAAGCAGTCGTTGGAATATTATTCCAGCGGTTTGGCAGGCTTGCAGACTGACTACAAGAAAATGAATGAGTTGTCAGATAGCTACGTGAAACGACTTGAAGCTGAGGGCAAAAAACGGCAAGCAGCGCAAGAAAAAGCTAAAAATCTCAAAGAAGCTACCGAAAATCTAAGTAAGCAATACAAATCGCAAGTTGACGAGCTTGAGAAAATCAAAAATAAAGCGGGCGCAACTAGTGAGGCTTACCGCAAGCAAAAGATAAGAGTTAATGAGACAGCGGCAGCCTTAGCAGGTTCAAAAGCCAAGATGAAAGCTGCACGCGAAGAGATGGAAAAGCTCAATCCGACCATTTGGACGCGCATGCGGGATTCTGTCAAGAAATTTAATAGCGAAGCGCAGAAAACAAGTAAAATCGGTAGCCGTGTCAAGGACTTTGTAACCGGAAATCTGATTGCAAATGGTATTATTAGCATCACCTCAAAAGTGATTGGGTTAGCTAAAGAAGGCTATGCCGCTGCAGAAGCTGCATCTAAGACGGCTGAGCGCTGGCAAAACTTAGGCTTTGCGGAAGAAGAAATCAAGCGAATCAACTCTGTTGTCAAAGACCTAAAATACAATACCAACCTTTCTGGTGGCGCAGTTGGCGAATTGGTACTTAAATTCCACGGAATCACTCACAACGTAGATGAAGCAGCGGAACTTGCAAAAGGGGTTGGTAGTCTATCCGACCAGCTTAAACTCTCGCAAGAGAGAGCAGAAGCGTTCGCTAGCGGGTTAGGCAAGATTGAAGCGTCAGGAACAGTCACGGCTACATCTCTAAATAAGCTAGAGAAACAAGCGCCCGGATTAGTCCAAGCATTGCAAAAGGCGTCTGGATTGTCAGAAAAAGCATTTTCAGACTTGCTTAACTCTGGTAAGATGACCTCTAAACAATTTAATGACATCTTAAAATCTGCCGCCAAAAACTACGAAGAGAACGCCAAAAAATACGGCAATACAGCCGAGGGCGCAAAGAAAAAAATTACGTTAGCATGGGCAGACACCAAGAAGGCTCTCATGAAGCCGTTAGTGAGTGTTGCCTCAACTGGTTTTAACCAATTAGCAAATGTCTTGCAGAATCCCGCCATCCAAAACGGAGTGACGAAGATTGGCGAGGGTATCGGCAAGATTGCGCAACACGCTACAAACTTGCTGAATTATATAGCAGCACACCAGAAAGATGTGTCTTCTATTATCGGAAATTTAGTTGAGATAACTAAAATATTTGGTGCCGCCGTTTGGGATGCCGCAAAAAATACAGTCGTCGGAATTGCTAACGGATTTAATAAACTGACTGGTAATAGTGTTAAGTCAAAAGACCCGATAAAGATTGTAGCTTCCGCTCTGAAAGAAGTAGGAAAGCACAAAGAAACAATTCAAACTGTAGGGCAAATTTTCTTTGCTTATTTTTTAAGCACAAAAATAGCAAACGGCATCACTGGCTTTGTTAGCGGCGTCACTGGCATTGTAAAAGGGTATAAGGCGTGGAAAACAGCTTCGGAGGGTGCCACTCTTGCGCAGAAAGCCCTTAACTTTGCTATGGCATCAAATCCTTTCGGTTTTGCAGTTGTGGCTATAACAACGCTAATAACATCTCTTGTAGTCTTGTATCAAAATAACAAGAAATTTAGAGATTTTTGCAACGGAATAGCAAACAGCGCTAAAAAAGCATTTAACGGCGTTGCTAAATTTGCGAAAAACGCTTGGGACGTGGCAACAAAAGCCTTTAAAGGCATTGTTAACTTTTTCAAAAATGACTGGAAAGAGCTATTGCTTTTAATTGCCAATCCTTTTGCTGGCGGTTTTGCTTTGTTATACAAGCATAACAAAAAGTTTAAAAACTTTTGCGACGGTTTGGTAAAAGCTGTTAAAAACGGCATTGCTGAAGTCGGTGCTATGTTTACAAATGGCGTAGCAAAGGTTGGGCGCTTTTTAGCGGACGCAGGAAAAGCAGTAGTAAATTTTGGAAAAATAGTTGGTAAAATCCTGATTTTCGGGAATCCTTTTGTACTCGCATTTTCTTTGATGTACAAGCATTGGAAGTTTTTTAGAGTATACATCCAGAACCTTGTTAAAGTTGCTAAATATTTATATGACGGTTTCAAGAAATTCTTCGGTGCAGCCGGAAAATTTGTAGGAAAAACTTTTGACGGAATCAAAAAAGGCGTATCAAATAAATATAAGCAAGTAGCGAAGTCTATTGCTGACACATCTAAGCAAATTGGCAAGAAGTGGAAAAAAGATTGGGAAATCACCAAGAAAGCAACAAGCGTTGTCTGGAATGCCACAAAGAAAGAAATCAGCAAAAAATACAATGAAATTTCCAAAAATATTGGCAAAACCTCAAAAGCTATAGGCAAAGAGTGGAATAAACATTGGAACGGAGCTAAAGATTTTTTAGGCTCGACTTGGGATAAAATCAACAACTCCACTAAAGACAAATTTGGCAAGAATCTGACTACAATCTTATTTGACAGCCTCAAAGAAATCGGCAAGAAATTTGACGATACTTGGAAAGGTATAGGTGACGGATTTAAAAAACTTTGGGATGGTATGAAGAAACTAGCCCAAGACGGAATCAACGCCGTTATCAAGATACCAAATGCAGGTATTGACGGGATTAACGACCTTATCCACGATTTTGGAGGCCCCAAGCAAACAATCGGTAAGATACCGTATGTTAAATTTGCGAGCGGTACTGGTTTCTTTAGTAACCAACGGAACGCAATCACACAACCGACTTTGGCTCTGCTAAACGACGGCAATGACAGCCCGGAAACAGGCAATAAAGAAATGGTTATCATGCCAAACGGGAATCATTTTATCGTACCCGGTCGCAATACTAAAATGTTACTTCCGGCCGGCGCAGAAGTCCTCAACGCTAGCGAAACAGCATTTTTGATGGCAATGCAAAACCAAAAAGCGTTTGCTAAAGGTACAGGCTTCTTTGAGAACTTGTGGAAAGGCATAACGAACTTTGGCGGAAGTGTCGCAAAAGTCGCAGGCAATGTTTGGGACGGTTTGAAGAATGGTGTTGAGAAATTCGCAAAAATGCTCTCGTTTATCGGCGAAGCGGTTCTTAATCCGACCAAGACCCTAGAGAAGAAGTTTAATCCAAGTTCAAAAGGCATGGTTGGCATGTTTGACAACTTCGGAGGTATGCTATTCAAATCAGCAACAAATGGAGCCAAAACGTGGTGGAAAGAACTTTGGAGCATGGCTAAGAGCGCTTCTAACGAGGGCGGCGTAGCTATGGGAGCGGTTGGAGATGACTATCGTTTTAAAAACAGAGTAGCAGATAGTGGAGCTGACCCTTGGGGCTACTTCTTTAAAGAATGCGTTTCTTTTGTGGCTTCACGTTTGGCCAATCTAGGGGTTAACCCTTCGCTATTTAGTGGATTAGGCAACGGGAATCAGTGGGGTGCTGCGAGAGTGCCGCATTTAAGCAGACCAAAGCCGGGTTCGGTAGGTGTCTATACGGGCGGTCCTATCTCAAGTAACCACGTTGACTTTATCACAGCAGTCCACGGCGACACTATGGATGGTGAAGAGTATAACTGGATGGGCAATCACAGCTACCATCAATACAAAAACCGTCCTATTTCAGCGGCTTCTACCTTCCTTGACTTTGGCGTTAAAGCAGGCTCTAGCGGAGACGAGAAGGCGCTGAAGCACAAGAACAGCCCGCTACAAATGCACATCAAGAAGCAAACCGGCGGTATGTTTGACTGGATTAAGAAATGGCTAGCACCGCTAGAAGAAGGCACAGCAAGTGACGGCGGAGCACAAGCAGGAAACCCCGGTGGTTCTGGCGTTGAACGGTGGCGTCCGTTTGTAGAACGGGCGCTGGAAGCAAACGGAATCGCAGCTACTAGCTATCGCGTGGCTAAGATTTTAGCAACAATCAGACGCGAATCAAACGGCGACCCTACTGTGCAAAATAACTGGGACAGTAACGCTCTAGCAGGTCACCCGTCTATCGGTCTTATGCAGACAATCGGGCCTACATTTAACGCTTACAAGCACCCCGGACACAACAACATCAGAAACGGTTACGACAACTTGCTGGCTGCAATTAACTACATCAAACATAGATACGGCACATCAGACGCTGCCTTCCATCGCGTGGCAAGCTATGGCTATGCCAATGGTGGCTTAGTGTCTAAGCATGGCTTGTATGAGATTGCAGAGGGTAATCAACCAGAATATATCATACCAATGGACGCAGCAAAGCGTGGGCGCGCTTGGCGGCTTCTACAGCGCGTTGTAGGTCAGTTCGTGGGTGAATCACCCGCGGACAATTCAAGTGGCGCTAGAGACGAAAATAACGCCATTAAAACGCTATCTGATAAGTTAGATACAATGATAGCTCTACTAAGTCAATTAGTAACAAACGGAGCAAATCCAATCGAGCTTCGCAACATCATTGACGGGCAAAGCATAGCCGCAGGGTTGGCGCCTTACATGGCAACGGCAAATACAAATTACGAGCGCAGACAGGCGCTGCTAAGGGGTGAAATCATTTGAGTGGGATAGGAATTAAATTTAACAAGATTGATATTTTGGCAGAGCTGAGTAAGTTAGGCGGTAGTGCCACAACGCTTGATGTTAACCGTGGAATTATCGCGCAAATTACAAATAACTATCAAGAGCAAGGTGCTAGACGCTATGGGCAACAATTCCTCTACAATACACTAGCAGTTAAGCAAATTCCCGTCTCTATCAAGCTAACAGGAACACCTACATACTTTAATCAAGCCGTCCAAAAAATGGGCGGCTTGTTAAATGTAGAAGCGCCAAAAGAATTGATATTTGGGGACGAGCCTAATAAGATTTGGTTAGCAGTACCTAGCGGAGCACCCAGCCTAACGTTTGACCATACAACATCGCCACCAACTGCCGCATTGTCCATTACTTTTGATGTTCCGCGCGCATACGGCGAAAACAAAAACGCAGTTGCGGTAGGGAATAACTTATCGAGCGACTATGGCACGGTAACTAAAATCAGCAACAGCCATTACAAGGCGACCTTAAAAAATCTGGGCACAGCTCCCGCAGCACCTAAAATCACAATCAAGCACAATTCGGAGAATGGCTGGATTGGTTTTACATCAGCGGCGGGTGTCTATGAGTTAGGTGACCCCGAAGAAGTTGACACAAAATCGGTTAAAAAGTCAGAAATACTACTCGATTATGTGTCTAATAACTGGATAACAAAAGGATTTGCGGAAGGACAAAAGAACGTTGCTATCTTAAACGACAACGGGCAAAACCTAAACGGCACGCTTGCCTTAGATAACACTTGGGGGCGGCCACATATCGCTTTAACTAACCGCGGAAGTGGCCCGCGACCAAATAATGCAGGTTCTATCACATGGGAAATCCCTGCGGATAGTAACAGGGAAAAAGGCGCATTAAACGAGTATTTCTGGTGGCGTCAAATTTTTTGGCTCGGAGCTGCTAACCAATATGGATTTATAAAAATCACGGTATCGGACACAGAAGGCAAGTTTCTCTATGGCGTGGAAACCTTTAAACGTGCATACGGCTTGACTTGTGAATACAATGTGCTAATTTCTGACGGCAAGGGCGGCTATCGTATGCCTGCAAACGGACAATGGACTTTTTGGGGCACTCATAGAGATGACCAAAATCCATTTAATGCTGAGCGCGGCTGGTCTGACATTATCCGCAGAGACGACTTGCTTAATGTGTTTTGGTTTGGCAGTCGTAGAGATATTTCCGCCCCCGAGCTTAAAGGACGCAAATCGGCTAAAATCCACGTTGCGATTGGTGCTTTTGGCGATAAACCGCAAGTAACACACGCTTATCTGGATAGCATTGTCTATCGTAAGGATTTTGTCGATAAAATCGAGGACATCCCAAACCGCTATCGCATGGGGTCGGTTGTTGAAACAGATATGTCAACAAGCAAATCATATTGTGACAATCTCCCGATTTTAGACCAGATGACGGACGGGTCAAAGCCACTTTTATTGCCAGTTGGAGAAAGCGAGCTTGACATTTATTTGTCAAGTTGGAATGCAAAAGACCCAGATATTAAAATTGCATGGAATGAGAGGTATGTTTAATGCAGATAGTCGTACACGATAACAAAATGCGAAAAGTCGCGTTAATAAATAACAACTATCCAGACATGCTATCATTCCATAGCGATTCTTGGCATAGATACCTTTTACAAGCAACAAGCACCTTTGATTTTACAATCCCGAAATTGTATAACGGACGGCTACACGAAGATTTAGGCTTTATCAACGACAAAGCCTATTTTTCTTTTAAATTTCAGGGGAAGCATCATCTGTTTTATGTTGCAAACATCACAGAGAACGATTTTAATATTACTCTTAATTGTAACAATACAAATTTGGAGCTTGCTAACGAGCAAGCCAATCCATTTACAAGCAATAGCGCGCAAAACATAGCGTGGTATTTGCAACACATGGAATTGCTAACATTTGCGACTTTGGAAATTGGGGTCAATGAGATTGCGGACAAAACACGCACGCTAACCTTTGAATCGCAAGAAACAAAGTTATCACGCTTGCAATCGCTGATGTCGCGTTTTAATGCAGAATTTGAGTTTGTCACAGAGTTAAATAATAACGGCACGCTTAAACGGATTGTTCTGAATATCTATCACGAAGCAGACAACGAACATCACGGCATTGGAAAAGTCAGAAACGACGTAGTGCTACGTTATGGGAAAGATGTTAAAGGCGTACAAGTTACGACAGATAAAACGCAGCTTTTTAACGCTGGCGAATTTACTGGTGCAGACGGTTTGACACTAAAAGACGTAGAACGGTCTGACAAGGACATTAAAGGGCGAGAAGAATTTTACACGCGCAAAGGGAACACAATGATCTATGCGCCTATTTCCATGGAATCGTATCCGGCATCCATGAAATCTGGGGACAACTGGACGCGGAAAGATTTTCAGACAGAATATACAAACGTCAACGATTTAGCCGCTTATGCCTTTAGAACAATTAAGCAATACGCTTATCCAATTGTTACTTACACAGCTAGCATTCAGTCAAATTTTCTTAACGACTACCAAGATTTAGTTTTGGGAGACACAGTCAAAATCTATGATAAAAATTTTGTCGGTGGTCTGATTTTGCAAGCCCGCGTAACGGAACAAGTGATTAGTTTTAGTAATCCAAACAATAATACATTAACATTTTCTAACTATGTAAAATTGGATTCCAAGATTTCTGATGCGTTGCGAAAGCGAATGGCTGAACTGATTGAGGAGCGCCTGCCATACACGCTCAAAACGTCAGCTAGCGCAGGAACTAGTTTTAAAAACGGCGCAGGGGAAAGCATTGTAACACCCGAATTATACAGAGGGCAAAAAAAGATTAACGACGCGACCTATCGCTACTATTTTGGGCAGGAAATGACAACGGGCATTACTTACAAAGTACTTGCTAGCAAAATTACAAATACGCAAGTACTAACAGTCGCTGCTTACATTGGCAATGATGAGGTTACAAGAGACGAATTGACGTTTGTCAATGTTAATGACGGGCAGAACGGCGCTAAAGGGGAAAAAGGCGAACCGGGTCTACAGGGAAAAGATGGCAATTTTAAAGGGACTGTCGGCGGACGTAACTATATCCGACATTATGATTTTGATGGATTGTTACCGCTTAGCTTCGCTGGGTCTGAATGGACGTTTGAGCGCATACAAGACCCTACCGCAAAAAGCGGATGGGCGTTAAAAGCAACTAATGTAAAAGGTAGCGATGGAGGTATCCACAAGCCCCTTGTTGATTTGCGTGGCGAGGAGTGGCAAGGAAAACAGATGGTTTGGTCTGTTGATGTTAAGTCCAACCGGACAGACATCAGCTTATACAACATTGGTTTCGAAGCTGGCGGTAATATAACGTCTGGTGTAAAACTGTCTGACAAGTGGCAACGTGTTTCAAAAGCATTTATTGTTAAGTTCGCCACATATTGGTCATTTGTTATCTATGGTTTCGGTTGGAATGCCGGAGATGTTATCTATATTAGAGATCCTCAACTAGAGGACGGAACAATTGACACAACGCCTAAAGCAGCGCCAGAAGATGTACACGATAGGATTGCTTCGAAGGCTGACAACAAGCTGACACAAGAGCAACTTAATAAGTTGAGCGAGAAAAATAATCTTATGCAAGCGGAGTTAGAAGCAAAAGCTAGTTTAGATACTCTAAACAAAATAGTGGCAGAATACAATAGTTATACATTGCAAAACGACAAAGACAAGTTGCAATCCGAAAAAGAGTTGGCATCCCTCAGCCAAAGATTAATTGCCAACATAAAAAACTTAAAGGACATGGCCGAACGTTGGAATTTCCTTGATAGATACTTCCAAGTCGGAAACGAAGGGATTGTGTTTGGCGAAAAAAACGGGAATACATGTACCAAGATGTCTAGTAACCGTTTTTCGATTTTCTCTGCAGGGAATGAAGTAATGTACATCTCGCAAGGAACTTTATTCATTGAAAACGGTATTTTTTCAAAAACTATACAGATTGGTAGATTTCGCGAGGAGCAATATCACTTAAACCCTGATATGAATGTAATTAGATATGTAGGAGGTAGATAATGGCAAGAGCTATATTTGCTGGAAAATACGGAGGGAATCTGCAGTTAGAAATAGTATCCGGTTGGAATAAACCCGATTACGAAAAAAATAGGTCTGTAGTAAATATAGGCGTTCGTTTGATAGCGAATGGATATGTTAATATTTATGGTGCTACTCAAAGCTTATTAAAGATAAAAATAGATGGCAGAGAAGTTGAATCGTATACTGTTGATGCAAGTATAGGACCGGGTCAAGCCATCGATTTAAAGAGTGCCGACTTCGTTGTTGATCATAATAGCGATGGAACCCCGCCTCCTGGTTACATTAGTGCCGAGCTGAATATTGGTTTTTTAGATTATTCGTGGGCAGCTGTTGGTGAGTATGTCCATTTACAAACTATACCTAGGGCCAGCTCAATAAAAGCTCAAGATGGCATAATTGGCGAAAGCGTTAATATAAGTATTACACGTCACTCTAACACATTTAAACATGCGATCAAATGCGCGTGGTATGGGAAAATTACAGTAATTGCCAATGGCATTGACACAGATTTTGCCTGGGCAATCCCTAAAGACTTTTGCAACGACATTCCAAACTCAGACAGTGGTTGGGGAACATTAATAGTTGAGACATATAGCGAAAATCAGAAAATCGGTGAGAAGTCAACAACTTTTACTGCGACGGTTCCGAATGATATCAAACCAAACTTAACAGGGGTTACATTGACAGACACCAATACAGCAGCCGCTAGAATTGTGCCGGGAGAACAAGATTTTATTTCCGTTTTATCTAATATTAAGGTCGACTTCGGACAAGCGGCAGGTGCTTATGGTTCGACTATTACAAGCTATCATGCGGAGATAGTAGGTAAGCGCCAATCCACCAACAAAAATGGCGGGACACTAGGGATTATGGATTATGATGGCGTTGTAATAATCAGAGCAAGTGTTACAGATAGTCGCGGGCGTGCCAGTAACATGATTGAGAAACAAATTAACGTTATAGAGTATTTTGCACCAGTTTTAAATTTTGATGTTGTTAGATCTGGCGCTAATTCTAGCACGCTAACCATCACGCGCAATGCTAAAATTGCCCCTCTGATTGTTGACGGAAACCAAAAAAATAAGATGACTTTAAGTTTTAAAGTCGCGCCGGTTAATAGCGAAAACTATGTCAATGACACAGGCCCAGCAGCTGGAACATGGACGACCATTTTTAATCTTATGAACTCAAACGCTAATTTACAAGGTGCGTATGCGTCGGATACATCATGGAAGATAGCGGGCGTGTTGGAAGATTCCTTTACTTCAACGCCGTTTCAAGCAGTAATCGGAACCGAAGAGGTCGTAGAATCTTTGGGAAGAGACCGCGTCGGATTCGGTAAGATCGCAGAGAAGCCTAATGCTATTGATAGCGCTTGGAACATATACGCCCATGGTTCAAGGCTTGGTTTTTATGGTGCTTTTAGTGAGACCACATATAGTATAGACAATACTCTAACCGCCGGTATATATACATTTAATAACGGATGTGCTGGCCAGCCTAATGGCATTAAAGGATGGGGCTATTTACAAGTTATTGTGGCTGGTGGCGGTAATGATTCGCCAACCCATAATAACTGGGACAACTGGATATGGCAAACATATTCTAACACATCCGGACAAGTATTTGAGCGCTATAAAGTCAACAATAATGGTTGGACGCCTTGGGTTGCGCCTGGTGTAAATCAGTTTTATCCTATCGGCTCTATTTATCAAAGCACCGAAGCTACAAATCCGGCCACATTTATGGGTGGCACGTGGGAACGTTTCGGCAACGGTAAGACGCTAATCGCTGTAGACGAAGCAGATGGAGATTTTAGCACAGTCATGCGAACAGGTGGCGAAAAAACTCATGTTTTGACGATTGAAGAAATGCCGTCGCACACACACAGACAATATGTTTCTGCAAATAATGGCAATGATTCAATCCGTAAGGACTGGGATGCGGACGGAAGTGGCAAAGCCTACGATCAAGGGATGGAAACCGGGCGGACAGGAGGAAATAAACCTCATAATAACCTACAACCGTATGTTACTATCTACCGTTGGCGCAGAATAGCGTAAAAAATCTCTTAGGAGGAAAACATGAAATTAGAATTTTTAAGCAAGTCTTTAGACTATAAAGGTGGAGAACCTTATAAAACTCGCGTAGTGCTCGGAAATTCCGAGGGAGCAATTTATCCGGTATTCTTTTCTCCAGACGCCATAGCAGAAGAAGCAGGCGTACTGTACGAACGAGCAATGGATGCCGTCTTGATGGAAAATTTCCCTGACAAAGGGCAGAGTGAGAAACTAAACAAAATTGACAAGCAGTTGGAAGAAAACAAAAAAGCTGTTGGAGACAATCAGAAGAAAGTGGCAGACATTAAAACTTTGACAGATGTGTTAGTCTCTATTGCTATATCTGTGCAAGGAGGAATGGATAGGACAGCATATTCCAAGGTTGCTGCTCTTATAGCTCCTCTTGCGCAAGACAAACGTTATACAAATGGAGATATAGTTGCTATGCCTTATCCGTTTGATAAAAATCAAAAGTGGCCAAAAGGGACAACAACTATCTTTAAGTTTGCAACTCGAGAAAACGATGGTTATACATACAAGGGGCAACAAGTACAAGAGATGTTGCAACAAGGTGTGTTAAGTGTCATTTTGCCAAAAATTGAGTAGGGAGGAGGGGATTTATGCCTGTTATTGACTTTGAGTGGTCTCACGCGCTTAGAGGAGCTGTAGACACACAAGATAAATTGATTGTGTTTACACTAACTTTGATCATGGGCGCTATGGTGATTGATTTTTTAACTGGCACATTGGCCGCTAAAATCAATCCAAAAATTGAGTTTAAGAGTAAGGAGGGAATCAATGGGATTTTGCGGAAAATCTCTAGCATTGCCTTACTTGCGTTTTGCATCCCGCTTTCAGTCCTTTTGCCCGAGGGCATAGGACTAGGCACGTTGCAAGTTTTGTATATGGGTTACCTATTTTTCGAGATGAAATCCATTTTGGAAAACTTCGAAAAATTGGGTATTGACACAGTGCTTTTTAAAGATTTTATCGAAGCGCTTAAAAAATATTTAAAAGAAAAAGGAGAAAAATAATGAATAAAATTAACTGGAAAATCCGTTTTACTAAAAAGAACAAAGCATTTGTTACTAGAGTATTCGTAGCAGTATTTATTCCTATTCTTACATATTATGGGCTTAAAGTTAATGATATCACAAGTTGGAATGTGTTGTTTGATGTTATAGCTAAAGCATTATCAAACCCATTCATCTTGGTAATGGCTGTTATGAACTTTATTAATATCATTCCTGATCCTACTACATCTGGATTTGGTGATTCAGAGCGTGCGCTCGGTTACGAAGAACCGCATGAAGAAAATACAGAAAAGCAAACAGAAACAGACAAAGGAGAATAAGCATGAGTAGAATTGAATCAAGTATTGCAGAGATGCGCAGGTTGCAAGCAATTCCTGTGCACTACGACATGGGCGACCGCTACGGGAATGATGCAGACGGAGACGGACGCATCGAGTATGATTGTAGCTCGTCTGTTAGTCAAGCCTTGGGATTGAGCCTTAACAACAACACCGAAACTCTTAAGGCTAATTTGCCAACAATTGGTTATCATCAAGTTTATGATGGCGTAGACGGTTCTATTGATTTTGAGCGTGGAGATGTAGTTATTTGGGGGCCTCGTGATGGCTCTAGTTCGCTTGGCGCATTTGGTCACGTTATGATTATGACAAGCCCAACAACTATGATCCATTGCAATTATGGCTATGACGGGATAGCAGAAACTGATTACAACCAGATCTGGGAAATCAACGGACGACCTCGCGAAACAGTTTTCCGCGAAAACGGACAAGCTGCAGCACCGCAACTAGCGCCGTTAGCTAATAAATCACAAAATCTAAAAATCTATCGCGTAGACGATTTGCAGTTTGTCGACGACATTTGGCAAGTACGTTGTAACGACCTTGTGCCGGTCGAGTTTGACTGGACAGATAACGGGATTGCCTGCGAAGACATTGACCTTGTGGACGAAAACGGCAATTTGTTAGCAGATCAAGAGACAAGGGTTGGAAGCTTATTTGTCATCAATCCAAACAAAGTGGTTTCTGACGGCGATGGTGCTTATGGCTCAGGCAATTATTACTGGCGTAACATTGAGCTAGCCGCAAGCGGTCGAGTTTGGCTCTCCGTCTGGAGTGTTGACAATTTGTTGCGTGGCTAA